ACGACTTTTTTATATGCTGCACTGAATTCTTTTGTTCCTGGTTGCATACCTTCAAAAAATGACGCATAAGGTTTACCTTCTGGACTCTTTAAGAACAGTGCCATAGTTCCACCATTCTTTGACGATAGTTGGTATTTCCCATATGATACTCCACCAGGATCTTTACCACCCATACCGCCAGAGATTGTAGCGACACCCGTTTTACCCGATTCATACTTACCGCTAATATTACCAAGTCCTTCTGCTGGTGCTTGATATTCTCGTTTCGCTAATGCTTTTTGAACATCTTCGGTAGAACGTGCTTCTGCTTTTTTAGTTTCTCGTTCTTCTGCTTTTTTTTCAACACCAGCAACAGTTTCGGCTTTTTTTGCAGCAGCAGCAGTTTTTTCTTTTGCTGCTTCCTTCTGCATCTCTTTGCCTTTTTCTTCAAGTGCAGTAATACCTGTTGCTTTACCAATGTCTTGTAAAACACTGCCAAATTTACTTTTTGCAGTTGACATAATTTGTGCAATGAGATTATTAATTTGAGCGCCGAGAATATTACCTAAATCTTTTAAACTATCCCATGCATCTTCAACCATACGACCAACCGCAGTAAATGCAGCATCAATTTTAGATGCGATTTCATCACCACCAAAATAACCCATGACTCCACCAAGAACTGCACCAATCAAACCACCCATGATTGTACCAAGACCAGGAACAACAGAACCTAAAGTTGCACCAAGAACAGCCCATTTACCAGCATTTTTAAATGCATTCATAATGCCGCCTTCAGTTCCGCCAAGAATAGTTCCTAGTAATGCGGGTACTTTTCCTATACCCAGTCCTTCTTCAAGTTTTTTAGAATCAAAAAAATCTTCAATCAACATCACAATTGTGCCTATCAAAGGAAGTTTTTTTAGTAATCCGAGAGTTAATTTACCCGCACCACCTATCAGAGCACTAAGGCCACCAAGACCAAGCATTCCTAAAATAGTACCAAGTATACCTTTTCCACCACCTTCGCTACCACCTTTAAGTGTAGCAAAAAATCCGCCCTTCTTTTTACCGCTCTCTGTTTTTTTGGCTTCATCAGCGGCTTCTGCTGCATCTTGTTCTTTGAAAAATGCTGCTGCTCTTTCTGATGCTTTTGGTTTACCACCTTGAAGAGTAACTAATTTTGCCATGTTAGTTGCAACACTTTCCATATGCTTATCAATACTATCCAATTTTGAAATCATTTCAGCAGAGGCTACTCCACCACTTCCACCACCCTCCGATCTTGCCATTTTTTCTGATTCGGAAGTTGCATTATATCCTTTGCCAAATATTTTTTGACCGATTAAAGATGTGACTGATTTACCACCAAATAACATATTTCGAGGATCTAGTTTTTCTTTGGCTCGTTTATCCAATGCACTACTAAAAGCAGAAAATGCTCCTTTTCCATCTTTTAATTCGGATTCAACTATTTCTGAAAGTCTTGATTGTTTGTCTGCCATTTGTTATTTTCTCTTCAGATTTTTTATTTTTTCATTCTCTTCTTCAAGATATCTCATAAGCAATGATATATAAATGTCCCTTTCCCAAGGTATCATATTTTCAAGTTCAGTTAAACTGTATTTGTGATGCTGCATCAATGCAAAATTAGTATGATAAAAATTAGTCAAACTTTCCTGGGAAAGGGCTATACGAAAAAACTTTGCACACCTTCAATAACAATATCTTCTTCATGACTACATTTTGGACAATTAAAATGTAATGTATGTTTAATTTTTGGCATTGTTTCAAAAAAATTTTGAATTTTGGTAAATGCTACTGCAGGTAAACTATCAACGAATTCTACCAATTCTTCTCTTGTGCTATCTTTTGAGTAATATATTGATTCATCATCGTAAATATAATCAATACAATTTAAAATTAATTCTAAAAGTTTTTCATTGTTAATGTCTGTTGCAAATTCGTTTAACAATTCAAAATTAGGATATTTCATTACAACGCCAAGTTTTTCATTTATTTGTATTTTATTGGTGTGTTCATCATTTTTTGTGGGTTCAATACTCAATAAATCAATATCAAATTCTACTGAACCTGTGCATTGTTTTTTTTCACCAGTTTCATCTGAAATTTCATTAAAGCAGCGATACTTTAAATTTACAACTTCAGATATTGATCTTGCTCTTAACTTTAAAAAAATATATTCTATATCATAAATTGGAAGTTTTTCTACTTCAATTTCATCCAAACAACAATTATTAATAACTTGACGAATAGCATCAACTACTGTTTTTATATCGTTTGCTTCTGCTGCCATTAAAAATAACTTTTCTTCTTTTACTAAAAATGGTCTATAACGTAATTGTTTTCCTGTAGATGGTAAAGTTAATTCAAAAATAGGTACATCAATTTTAGGTAACATAATTTCCTCTTAATAATTAAAATGATAAAAGTCTCGTCGCTGCGGCTCCGCCAAGTGAAGTTAAAGTTTGTCCAATGTCATATTTTCCTTCAAAAACTGGACGATACTTTTGATAAGCAAATTGTATTGATAAGCGATGGAATGCATCATCACTCCAACTCAATTGTTGTGCTGCGATACCTATAGGAAAAGCATCAATTAAATCAACTGCAAAAATTTGACGAACTATGTCATCATATTGTATAATCCGAATATCAGTTAAATATCTTGAACTTGCACTTTTAGGAAAACGAACATTATTGGTATCAGAAGGAATCATTGCTTCCATCCAACGTTCAAATAGTTTTCGCTCATAAAAATCGTTTGTGCAAATAAAAGTTAAATTGGTATCTGTATATTGCATTCTATAAGGCACTTTAAAAGAAGGACCATATATTCGTGCATCTGCGGTCTCTAATGTCCGACCGGGAAGTTCAGCATTCTCACACTGAAGAGCAAGATATCTTGATACGGAAGGATTCGATGATTTCATACCATCCGAATTATTACTGCCCATAGCATTATTAATTGCATCAGATACATCAGAAAAAATAGAATTTGGAAAGTTTAATACTTTTTCCAAAAAAGAATTACCAATAGACTGTCCAATAAATGGAGGAATAGGCAATATGACTTCAAATCTACATGAACGGGCAGGACCACCTTTACCGTTTATATTTGATAAAAATAGATTGGGTGAAAACGACATTAAAATTTATCCTCTGAATCTGACCATACTTTGTTTTTCTTTGCTTTAGCGAATGATTCCACGGGCAACATGACGGCGATGTCCCATTCATCTGCTGTAATTTCTAAAAACCTAGATTGCACATGACTAAACAAATATCGTTTGATACAAGGTTTAGCCTGATACATTTTTGATGCACGTGCTAGGTAATCATAACTGATTCTGAGCCGAGTTTTCTCGTCGTAGTTATGGTCAGTGAGTAATGTGCTTAACTTATCTAAAAGAAGTACACGCTGCTTTGGACTAATGTAATGAAGATTAAGTCCTAAAAAACCGTCTGGGTATCGTTCTATTGGTATAACCAATGGGAACTTATCGTAATATGGCAACGTATCCTTCGTTTTTGGATCATAAAAGTAAAAGTACATTCTACCAATTATAGAATTTTCTCGAAGTCTTTGTTTATCACGCATTAAGTCACCTTTAGTGGGTTTTAATGCGCCAGTCTTTGCTTTCAACCAGTTACGTGCTTCACGGGAACGTGGTTCAAAACCTTTTTTGGCAAGAGATTCTTTGATTCTGTCTATGAGTGTTTTGGTAGCCATTTAGTATTTATCTCAAATACCAAGGTGTTTTTCTGTGATGACTTGAAATTCCCATCCGTGGTCTTTGCAAAACTCGGTTGCTGCTTTCCACTTGGATTGATTGATAATGTAAGTTGCCGCTTCTTGGATGTAGCGTTTAGTCTTACGTTTCTGTGTTGGTGGTTTAGTCTGCGCCTCTGGTTTCACCTCAATAACGAAGGTCTTGATTATGCCATTCTTTTGTCGGATCTTAGCCACAAAGTCTGGAAAGTACCGATGTTTCCTATTGTCCACTGGACTCCAATAGGGTATAACCAGTTCTTCGGAACCCCACCAGATAACGTCAGGATGATCATCTAAATATTTCATCACTTTGACTTCCCACGACGACCGGTAGATGATATTCTTCGGATCACCTTTGTATTTTTGTGGATTTTTGGGCGTAAATTTACCTGAATATGACATAAATACTATCTAGTCAACCTACTTAGGACAACCATGGCATTTTTCGGTTTATCTGATATTACAATTTCCCAAGAATCTCAACGCCAAGGGCCATTGGCCGCATTATTTACGGATGGTAGTACAGAAAATACTATGAGATATCCTCTGGATATTGGAAATTATGATAAAGCCCATTATATGATAATTCATATATTCAAGCAAAGTAATTCTCAATTTACGGGTATAGAAAGAAGTAAAGAAAAAGAAATTTATAGAAATTATAAAGGATCAGATAAGCCAAGCACAAGTTTTGCTTCACAGATTAATAGCGCAATTGATTCCGCTGTGAATAATTTCACCAAAGGTAAAACTCTTTTTGGTAAAGAAATTTCAACATCATTTGGTACATCTTCAGCAACAATTTCTAAACAATCTTTCAGTAAAGACGATTATTTGGATAGTGTACAGAAGATACAAGATAAATCATTAATTGATACTGTGACACGTACAACGGATTCGATTGTTCTTTACATGCCAGACACTCTTCAATTCACCAGTCAGCAAAGTTACGATGAACTTGCTTTGGGTAATGAATTAGGTGGAAAATTGGCAGTAGGTAAATCTTTATTAGATGCCGCAAGACAAGGAACAGATGTTACAAGAGCCGCAGAAGGTGCAGTTTTAACTGCCGCTGCACAAAAAGCGATTGAAGTTGCTGGAGCAGTAATCGGTCAAGGTTCAGCGCAAGCAGGAGCATTTTTAGCATTAGGTGGGGTAAATAATCCTATGCTGGAAATTATTTACAAATCTCCAGCATTTCGTTCATTTTCTTATGAGTTTATGTTTTATCCTCGTGATGAAAGAGAAGCATTAGAAGTGCAAAATATTATTCAACGATTCCGTTTTCATCAAGCACCAGAAATTGATGCTGGCAGTTCTGGTCTTTTAATGATTCCTCCTTCGCAATTTGAACTCGCTTTCTACTATAACGGACGTCCTAATCCAAATATTCCAACGATTGGTCGATGTATATTGGAGTCTATAGATGTAAACTATGCTCCAAATGGTTGGTCTGCATATGAGATGCCAGGCGAAAATGATGCTCGGTTAGGACGTACTGGTATGCCAACCGCAATACAGATGACTTTAAATTTTAAAGAAACTGTTATTCTTACCAAACAATCGTACATTAATTCGGATGTTGCGGGTAAAGGTGGTTATAAAGGCAGGGCGCCTTTTAATATTACCGACAAATTAAAATCAACATTTATTTCAAAATAAAAAATGGCAAAGTATTTTAATTATTTTCCTTCTACAGTTTATACGAATTCTGACACTTCAACTTCTGTTGATATTGTTACCAATATTATTTCTCGATTTGCTTTTGAAAAAAGTTTAAAACAAAATTCTTCTTTATTTTATTCTTATGAAATACAAGATGGTGAAACACCTGAAATGATTGCGTCCAAATATTATGGTTCACCAGAAAAGCATTGGATCGTATTATTATTCAACGATATAATTGATCCACAATATGATTGGCCGTTAGATGAAAGAACTTTAATAACCTACATTAATTCCAAATATTCAGTATATGGTAATGTTCATGTACCATATCAAACAGGAATTCAATGGGCACAAGATGCTGGTAATGTAAAAACATACTATAAAACAATCACTCGTTTAAGTTCTAAACCAACCAAAAATCAAATTGTAGAAAAAATTGAAATTGATGCAACAACGCATACTAATTTACCTGTAACTTCTATGACATATACATTAAATGATGGAAGTAAAATTACTCAAACGATTTCTAAATCAACTCAAACTTATTATGACTATGAAGTTGAGTTGAATGATAATAAACGAAAAATAAAATTGTTAAAAGCCGAATATGTTACTCAAGCAGGGTTGATGAATGAATTTAAAAGAGTTATTAACCTAAGCGAATAATGTCTACATCATTACCACAACAAGCATCTAAATTTTCTTTAAATGAGTTGTCGATAGTTACAAAAACAGGAAAATTGGATATTTCAAAAATTTATGAAGAGATAAACATATTCGATTCATTGTTGACACCAGTAATGAGTGGAAGTATAATCATTAATGACTCGATTGGTCTTTCGCCTAAACTTATTTTTGATGGATCGGAAGTAATATTAATTGATATTGGTAAAAATAATGATTCGGATTCTTTACGGTTAAAAAAAGCATTTAGAATATACAAACAATCTGATCGCAGAAATATTAATCAAAACAGTGAAAAGTATTCATTAGATTTTGTTTCAGATGAATTTATATTTTCCGATCAACAAAGAATCAATCAAGCATATCATACTTCTTATTCGGACATTGTTAAAAAAATATTAACAAACTATTTAAAAACACCAAGTACCAAACTTGGAGGCATTTTTGAAAATACTTCTGGAATTCGTGATGTAGTTATTCCTAATTTAAAACCAATTGATGCTATAGAATGGTGCGCTAAACGTTCAGTTGATAGTAAAAAATCTCCAAATTATATGTTTTTTGAAAACAATTTGGGATTTAATTTTGTATCTCTTTCTTCACTGCTTTCACAAAGAGAATTGTTTAATATAAAATTCTCTACAAAAAATTTAGAAGAAACTAATGTTGTTGATGATTTATTGAGTCCGAGAAGTTATGAAGTAGTTAATCAAACTGATAAAATAAAAATGACTCGTTCTGGAGTAAATGCTGGTACTTTTATTGGTTTTGATCCAATTACACGAACAGTTCAAAATAAAAGAATCGGATTTGAAGATCACTATAATGCAATGACACATGGCAATAAAACACCAAACTTTTCACAGTCAACCAATCGTGGTGGTGAACTTGCCACTGAAGCATATGATTCTAAAAAAACTGTTAGTAGTTTTGTTGTAAATAGAAAATATAGTACATATGTTAAAAAATATGATTCAACTTCAATATCAAAACTTGAAAATCAAGAAGATTTTTTATTCCAACGAAAAGCAATTTTATTTAATTTGATGAACAAAAGAATTAAGATGGTTATGCCCGGTAACTTTCAATTAACATCAGGCTTTAATTTGAATATTAGAGTTCCTGATTTTTCATTGAAAGAAACTGGCGGCGATAATGAAGATCGTGCAGTTAGTGGTAAATATTTAATTGTTGCTACTAGACATATTATTGGATTTGATAGACATGAAACAATTTTAGAAGTCGCAACAACGTCTAATGAACTTGGATTTATACCACAAAGCACAGCAGATCAAAATCAAGCATTGAGCAACTATGGAACATACTGAAGATAATAAAGATTTTGCTGGTAAGAATGGA